AGAGAACAAGTGTATGAGTGTATGTGTAAGCTCGTACCATTTGTTGATACTGAGAAAGTGAAGGTGTACTAATGGTTACAGTTGAACAGTTTCTTAAATGGAAAATATTACCAAGATGTATGATGCTTGCGAGTACAGTTATGTCATGGAGATGTGCTGAATGGTTTATGGATTTAGATGCACCAACTGCAGCACAGTCAGCCTTTGTATCTGTGGTCATGGGTGTAATGACAGGTGTATTTGGTATATGGATGGGTCACGAACATAAGGAGCATAAGTAATGTTAACAGCATTGATAGGGCCAGTAAGCAATTTACTGGGTAAGTTTATTGAAGATAAAGACATGAAGAATAAGTTGGCACATGAGGTGGCAACAATGGCTGAGAACCATGCACAAGAACTAGCTAAAGGTCAGCTTGAAATCAACAAAGCAGAGGCACAACACAAGTCTATCTTTGTTGCAGGATGGAGGCCTTTCATTGGTTGGACTTGTGGTGTAGCACTCTGTTGGCACTTTGTATTAGCACCAATAACTATATTCTTGTGTGCATATTTAGGAATTGCTATACCTGAGTTACCTACTTTTGACATGGGTTCATTGATGACTGTGTTAATGGGTATGTTAGGGTTAGGTGGATTACGTACATATGAAAAACAAAAAGGATTGACGAAATGAATATGGAGGAGTTTAAGAAAGAGATCATTGAAGATGAGGGTGTTAAGCACGAAATCTATCTTGATCACTTAGGCCTACCTACTATGGGTGTAGGTCATTTAATTACTGAATGGGATGAGGAATATGAAAAGCCTGTGGGTACTCCTGTATCTGAAGAGCGAGTACAGAATTGTTTGAAGCAAGATATACACGTAACAATAGATGAATGTAAAAAACTATACGAAGACTTTGATGTGTTACCTGTAGATGTGCAACATATCATTGCTAACATGATGTTTAATATGGGTAGACCAAGACTATCTAAATTTAAAAACATGAAAAAAGCAGTGGATCAACGTGATTGGTTTGAGGCTGCATATGAAATGACTCACTCTAAGTGGTATAAACAAGTGCCTAATAGAGCAGGTCGTTTAGTGGTACGCATGCAAAACGTAAAGACATAGAATAACTTTCGTAACCGAAAGTCATTCAAACCTACGATGCCTATACATTTGATCGTCATTGGTTTTTATGTTTTGTGTTGACCAGTCTTCATTTTCTTCTTCAATCTTTTTGTTACGTCTTTGTAAGTCTTTGAATACTTGTCGCAACTCTGCATTTCCTTGTCTTCTATCACCTTTACATTCTGGGCATAGCTTTCCATATTGATATCTACTCATCTCTATATTTATGCCACAGTCTTCGCATTGACTATTGTTTCTTATTGGGCCTGCTGTTTTCATGTTTATCTCCTTGAAGCTTTTGTAATACTAACCAGTTAAGATTGTATCGAACAGAATAAATTATATTTAGTTCTGCTTTTTGTCTATCTTTAGCAAGTTGTTTCTCATTTAACCTTTTACTTTCCTGTAATAAATGAGCATATTCTTTAACAAGTCCATAGTATTTAGCTACGGACATGTTAAGAATCTTTGCTTCAGCTAATTCTGATCTACCATTATAGGTTACTCTATCAATCATTAGAGTCACTGCCATGATGTGTTAATTTTTGTTTCAATAACTCATAAGAGTCTTTTGTGAATCTCCATCTATGACCAATCTTTATGTAAGGTATATTATATTTCTTAGTATATTTCTTAACTTGTAGAGCATTGGCACCAAGATTAATCATTACTTTTTGTAAAGTAATTGTATCTTCAAGAAACACATCTTCACTAGAATGGGATTTCATCTACAACTCCCTCCTCATCTGTAGATAATTCTTGTTGATTATTACTACTTTCAATATCTCCTGCTAAAGATAGACCCATATAATCAACACCTGATTGTGATTTATTAAAATAAATGAAAACTTTTTTACCTAAGAAATCACCATCAAGTTTATATTCTTTATTTTCAGATTGATATAATCTACCTGCTTGAACAAATATATCATGGTATGATTTACCATTTACTTCTGTTCTTGTAATAATAACCTTATCACCATCATACTGCCCAACTTCACTATCACTTTGATTGATGAAGCCACTAGCAATCATCTTTTCATTATCTCTAGGCTTAAAAGCTGATCCTTTTTGTGGTCTGATTGTTCTATCCATTATTATCTCCAACTATTGTTTGATGTTTTTGTTTCGTTTGATGCATGATTACCATCATCATCTTCTGATGGCAGGCCATATAAAGATTGTAGTGTATATCTTTTGTAGTAAGTTATAGCTGAGCCAATCTTTTGAGGGTTTTCCATATTTGCTTTTGATAATATAATTGGTAACTCAGATACAAAAGTTTGTGTATCAGTGACATGATGTAATGTTGTTTTTACTTTAGGTTGTATTATATCAGGTTCGTTTTCATTACTGATATAATCAGCACACATTTCTTGAGTAAAGAATAAACCAAACTGGTTACCTTGGTTTACTGCCCCTATAACGGACTCTAGGGTAGCGTAACTGCTACTGAAGTGTGGATTGCTACCATCTTTCTTTGCACTCACTGCAAGCTTCTGAAACTCCAACAAAGCCTCTTTGATAGTTTTAGTTACTTTATTTTGTTTTGAAGATGTGCTACTGTTACCCTGCAAAGATCGATCTTCGATTTTTTGTTGTGCAGGGGCAGTTGCTTTGGTGACTGTCCCATTTTTATTTGATACTTGCATATCCTTCTCCTTTCATTGGTTTGGTTCTAAAGAATCCCTCATGTTTAGGATTCCACTTCATAAATAGCCTAGAATAAAAAGCTATGTAATCATTGCTAATTTTAAAGTCTTTATCTGTAGTTGATAGATATGTCTCCCATCTAATTCTGCCTACTATTAACCAAGGACTACATTTCTTAGCACCTCGATTGATAGCTTCATGTGTAAAACGTTGGAAGTATTCATAAACGTGTGGGTTATCTTTGTGATAATTCCACCATTTCTTTTTCTTTTCTTCGTATGTCATTTACTTCTCCATTACCTTAACAATGCCCCTGGAATCTCTAACAACTTTAATCTTGTCGTTATATATCTCTGACTCAGTAGGTAATATTAGTGAACGTAATTCTTTCTTAGCATTGTCATGATCTTTATGTGCTTGTTTAGTAAGCTTATAGGTCTCAGCCAGTTCAGTGAAATGATTATCTTTACTAGCATCTCTTCTAACTAAATCATTTATTGGTATCTTATTGATATCAACAACAACTGCCTTTTGATCTTTTGGTTCTACATTCAGCTTAACCAAGTTCCAAAACTCTTGAATCTTATCTCTCATTTGCAAGAAATAATCATTATCAAACTGGATACTTCTACACTCCCATTGATTGCCAAAGATAATAGAGAAGTAAGCTTTCTTAATATTAGATACACCCATATAAAACTGTAGTTGAGGCATATAAAGCTCAATCATTTTGTTATATGTATTAAATGAATAGGTATGCTTACATTCAACAATGAATTTATTTGTTTCATGTACTGCATCTAGTGTGCCTTTGTATGGTACACCATCAAATGTTTTTTCATACTCAACTTGTTTCATCAGATTGTTATAATCAAACATATACTCCTTACAAAACCATCTGGTATTAAAGTCTTCAGTTGCTAAACCTAGCTGAACATTAAACTTGTAAGATAAATCTTCTGGTTCAGTTTGGCCAGTCTTCTGCAACCATAACTCATGCCATTCACCTCGCATAATTTTGACTGCATCAGTACCACCAATGAATCCAATTCTATTATGCTTTCGTGTTTCTAAATTAATTATATTCAAATCGTTCTCCTAAATGTTGTGCTTTTTAGTTGTAAAACGTAGGCAAGTAGATGTTTATTTAATTGCCTACAAATCTATTATATGCATTTATGCACTGGTTTCAATACTTTTCTTATCAATTTCTTTCTTTTCTATACATTTCTGCACAGTTTCAAGTAAAGCCTTTCGTCTTTGGAAATGATAATCACCAACATTTCTAAACTCAGCTAGTGCAGGAAAAAATGTTTTGGTGTTTCTAATGTGTTTACATACATGCATGTAAATATCAGCAGGATAAATTGAAAGTTCTTCAGCCATAAGCTTGACTCTAAAAGCAACATCCTTTGAGTTTTCTTCTCTTGGTTTACTCATACAAGCTACAGTCTTGAGTAATTCTTTTTCACATTCAAAAGATTCCAGGGGAATCATTGAATATTGAATAGTTTTCTCAGCTTCTTTTAGTTGATCAAGTGAAAGATGTTCTGTTTCTTGGATATTATATCCAATAACCTCATAATCTTTATTAAGTCTCTCTTCTATCTTTAAGTTGTGAGTATGCATCAGAGAAGAAACTACTTTTTTGATAACGTTTATTGGAGAAGAAGCTACGAGTTTTTGCAATGCTATGGATTTTTGCTTCTGATTTAGTTGTATTAGTTGGTTCATTATTACTACTCCTAGTATATACATTGTTAATTATATGTTTGTCTGCCTCTTGGTCAGGGGTTACCTGACTGTTGGGCAGTAGTAATGCATATTGATTTACTTGATGATGTGTTTTTTTCTTAATCAAAAACTTTTTATCAACTAGAAGTTTGATACATCTATAAACAGTACGTTCTGAATACTCAGTATGTTTTGCAATCGTAGCTATTGATGGAAAAGCTATGTTTGTATTTTTGTTTATAAAAAAATTAATACAAAGAAGAACGGCCTTAGCTTTAGCATCTCCAACTTTGAGATTGTAAATATCTCTTATGTTATAGAATGACAATCCTCAATCCTCGTTAGTAAATCTTTTGTTGTGCTTTCTGATAGTATCATGATCCATTTTGGATCACCAGTTTTTCTTTTATATATTACAATGTCTCTATCTTTCATTGTTGTAAATGGTGATGGAAATGTTCCATCTCTAAATTTAACTTCAGTTATGTAATCTTTACCACCAAGATTCAGGACTAAGTCTCCTGAATACTCTCCACCCAAGCTTCCAGAGAGAGGTTGCTTTTTCGTTTTGATCTTCCACGTTTGGAATAGTTTGAGGAAAAAGTTCTCATGGTAGTTTCCTTTTCTGCGAGCCTTGCTTGCCATGTTGATTTCTCCCTACATTCAAAACAGACAATCCACCTCTTGATACTTTTTACTTTGATGAAGTATCTTGTCTTACGTTTACAGATATCACACGATCTCATTTATTTTAATTTCACACCCTACCGCTTCAATCCAATCAAGGAACATGAAGCCAGATGGCAACCTTTCGTATCTTTCCCACTTACCGACAAGAGAATCTGCACAACCAATCTTATCAGCTAGTGCTGCTTGAGATAGATTTAGCTTTTCCCTTGCACCTCGTAAACTTGTAACAACCTCTTTCCAATTTGGATTAATTGGAGTGGGGTTTGCTCTGTAGCGGAATACTTCGGATTGCTTCGGCAACCTTACTTGCTGTGTCAAATCTAAGATCAACTCCGTTTTTTGCTCTGTAATATGTGCTAGTAGGTACATTGGCAATCTTAAACATGGTTATCAAATTGACATCATATAATTTTGCATATTCCTCTAGCTGATTTATATATTTAGTTATCATAATTTTATCTATATTGCATATATGCAGTCTTTTCAAGTTATTTATAAATATATAAGCACGTCACTTGCTGACAGTTAGCTAAACTGTTGATCTCTTACATGTGATTTCATGATTACATACCTCAGAACCGATTGAACCAGTGGTATAACGTGCATATATATAACCTAACATTATCTACCTTGTTGTTTTACATGTGAACTTACTGTCATCTTATAGTAAAACTAGAGGCCTTTTAAAGATTGTAACCTTTCGGCATGCTAGATATTCTTTTTGCTTTCTTTCAAAGCTTTAGCTAGATCATAAACCATATGATCTATTTCCCAGTTAGTGATACCATATCTATCACATTGATTTTGGAACTCATCTACAGTCATTGATGTTATTGTTGACGAATCATTTATTGTCATTACAGTTTCTTTAGTTATAGCTTTATTTGTTTTTTCTTTTATCATTTTATCACCTCAATATGTTCAATGTTTTCATCTGTTACACTTATATTTTCAGCATCTGGATCGTAAACATGAAAGTTTTCTTCCAAATCAGTTACACTTTTAGCTTCAAATATATATTCTTTGATGCATATACATTGAGTTGTAACTCTAAACTTTTTCATATTTAATATCCTTCATCCAAATTAAAACTACGTCTTAAATCCCACATGCTCTGTTCTAGGTTTCTTATGTCAGATAGGTATAAATCTTGACACTCAAACAGCATTTGCAATGCTGAACTTAAATGTTTTTCAGTTTCTTTAACTGTTTTCAGTTGTTCATCAGACAAACCTTGAATACCTTTTTGTCTGCTGATTTTAAGTAATTCATATTCAGTTTTTTTCTTAGCCATATTATTCTCCATATTCTAATTGATATTCAGCAAGCTTTTCTGTGGCAAATGATACCCACCATAAGCCATATTTTTGTTCTACTTGCTTTACTACTTGTTCATTTGTGTAGTCTTGAAGTTGTTCACCAACGAATTGTTCAACTTCAAGCATCATATTATTTTGTAAATTACCCATAACTAACTCCATGATGTTCTAACATTGCATCCTCCCAAAGATCAGACCAATGCTTCATTACTAATTGTAGAAAATATTTCTTATCTATGTCAGTCCTAAGATCAGCAATAAGGTTAGCCATATCATTTGCATTTCTTGGGCAAGGGCAGTTTTTAGCTACCACCCTTGCATATAAATCCATTATGTTTGGTGTCATGATGCCCTCGCTAATGTTTGTGTAATGTAATTATGGTTAAGAAGTTTTTCAAACTTCTCACCGTTCATCCTTATCTTTTTATCTGTAGAGATATAATTAAGATGTTTACCAGTTGTTGCACCCCAATCATTTTCTCTTATAAATATTTGTCCCTCACTACAAAAGGCTATTGGTGTTTCATAAGAAAACCATATTTGTATTCTTGGTAAAACTAATAGTGAAAAATTACTTTTGATTTGTTTTAATTGCATTTTATCCTCGTTGTTTTGTTGTGCTTAATTAATACTACTGCATATCTGCACCAATATCAATATGTTTTTAACCTTTTTTATACTTTTTTAAATTAATTTGATTTGATGAATCAAAAAAAAATCCCTGGCATTTGAGTTTTTTGGTGACTCCATGCCAAGCATTTTTTTGAGGGTAAAGGAATACATAGCCAAGGGGGTTTGGCTATGTATAACTATGTTATGCAAAGCCTATGAGGCTTTGCTGAAGTATGATGTGATATTTGAAATAGATGTTTTACGTTTTGCTAGTCTCTTTGGTTTTGGAGTATATGTTTCTCCACCTGTAACATCTGTGTAATCAGCTTCAAGAACTTTGATGTAATCTTTGATGATGCTTATCTCATACTGGAAACTTTGAGATTTATTCATGTTTCTCTCAAGAGTATTCTCTACTGAGTGAGGAGCATTTACTGCATCTCTGACGTTACCAGTTGGTGCATCAGGTCTGTTATCAGTGAAGCTATCTATGAGAGATTGTGATTCAGCTACAATGTCTGCATCTGACTTCTCTTTCCAATCTACTTGTTGGTAGAGTTCGTCTAAGAACTTTGTTATGATTTGTTTTTGAAGATAGTAGTTCTGATCTCTATCTTTTATTGGGAATGCACTCTTTATGCTTTCTGCTATGCTTAACTTTTTCATTACTTTTTTCCTTTCAAATGAGACTGACTTAATTGTCAATCTTATGAGTGCATGACAATCAAGGAATATTACCCACTTGGGGGGCAAAGCCATCTTAGCAAGGGCGAGGTACGAGCAACGTTTACCCTTGCAAAGATAATATTCTTTGATAGACATAGCATCGAGTTGATTGACTATGGGGCAGGGTCATAGGAAAAATGTAATAATAAGCAGAGCAGAAACAAACATAGCATTCCCATAAAAATAGAAGAAGAACCCATTTGTACGGAGGGGAATTGTCATTTGTGCATTGACAACACCTCTCAGCAAGTGCCAGAAAAGGGGGGAGAGATCACCGAGAGAGGGGGGTTTGCATGGCACTTACTGAACGTAAGTTGACAAAGAAACAAATGGCCTTAGTTGATACTATCGTAGCAGAAGGCTGTAGCATTAAAGAAGCAGCCACAAAGTCAGGATATGCAGAAGGTGAAGCTGGGAGAGTAACTGCCAGTAAGACTTTGCGACTGCCTCATGTGCAACAGTATATGATGACAAGGGTAAGTGAATCCATTGGTTTGAATGCTACGACCGCCTTGAGTACAGTTGTAAAGCTTGCCAGTGGGGCTAAGTCGGAGTATGTGCAACTGGAAGCGAGTAAGGATATCTTAGACCGAGCAGGCTTCAAAGCCCCTGACAAGCACTTACATCTGCACAACGGCGATCTCAAGGTACAGATTGATCTAAGCTAGGGGTGGGGGGCAAAAACTGTGCATTGTACTGTCGACGATCACCTCAACTCACATAATTCTGCCACAAAGTATTTTTAAGTTAGACATGCTCAACAAAGGAGAATGAGGATGGCTAATAGTGGCATAGCATGGATAGATTCTTGGTTTGATTTTTGTGTAATCTTATTAGTAGAATTGGCGAAATGGTTAGGAATAACTTATGAGGAGATCAATGTTTACTTGTTCTGCATCATACTTCCTATCGTTTTAGTTGGATTATTTTTTGAGGTTATAAGGCTCAGATACATTTGTGCGTTTAGGAAATAGAATTGATGGGGCATATTATGCACTATGAAAGAATTTCAAACTGCATTTTTAAAGAGTTTTCTTAATAGTTTACGACCAGAGTTTATGGACTCTGATAAGTTTGATGATACGTCTATGTCCCCTGAGACTAAGAGGGTTATTGCTCGTATAGCAGACTATTTTTATTCTTCTGATGAAGTAACTGCAAAGAGAGAGAAAGAGTTTGCAAATAATCCTGAGATATTAGAGGGGATGTCTAATGGTCAGGTCAATTATGCAATGGTTAACAAGCTTCTTAATTTAGATAGTTATTTTAAGGATGAAGAGTATCAGGGTGCAGGTACAGATATCAAGATGATACTTGGTTCTTTTAAGGTTAATAGGTTAGATGATGGTGGTTATAGAATAACTGATATCTACGACTTCTCTAATAATAACGATTTTTTTAGGAAAAACTTTCCTGCTGTAACTGAATACCTAGATGAAATAGGTGTTGAGGTAGACAACAATGCTTTTGAGGTAATAGGTGGTGCATATGAGTCAGCAACAGAGGGAAGCTTTTATCCGTTGGCTAGAGCTTTAGGTGAATCCTTTATGTCTGATGAAAAGTCACCAGAGGAAGGTGGTTCTACTTTAGTGGATTTTACTATACCTAAAGAAGATGAGGTATTTGATATACCAATGCCATCACCTAGACCTGAAGAAGTTATGTTGCAAGTAGAGAACTATACATTTCCAAACGATCCTATGGATTCAGATAGAAAAAATTTTTTAGATAAAATGTTAAATTTAATTTTTCCAATGGCAGAGGCTTCCACGTTACCTCCAAAAATCGAACAGCCTCTGCCTAAACCTAGTGTTGAGGGTATAGAAATGCCTATGCCAAAACCTAGTTTGGAGGTTGAGATGCCTGAAGCAAGGCCACAAGGAGAGATGCTCTAATGGCTAAGACACCTGCATGGACAAGAAAAGCAGGAAAGAATCCTAAAGGTGGTTTGAATGCTAAAGGTAGAGCTAGTTATAAACAAGGAACTTTAAAGCCACCAGTTAAGAGTGGTGATAATCCTAGACGA